CGTTAGACCCGATTCTTTCATAAATCTCGGTGATGTCGGCGAATGGGAGTCAGTTTCAGCATGGAAGTGGAAAGGAAAGAAACAGCCACCTCTGGAATACCAAATACCCGTAATCGAAAAAGACATCGATGATGTCAATATGGGCCTAGATCTGTTCGATAAGGCCCTGGATAAAGTAAAATGTACGAATAGGTATATGCTTGAGGGTAATCACGACGATTGGACCAACCGATTCGTCGAAAAATACCCCTATATGAAGCATTTTACCTTTAAAGAGAGCTGTAATATAAAAAAACGGGGATATCACTTTTACGGTTATAACAGACCCCTGAAATTAGGTAAATTAAATTTTATACATGGCGCCTATGCAACGATGTACCACGCTAAGAAACACCTTGAGGCTTATGGCAGCAATATTGTTTATGGCCATACTCATGATATTCAGCGTCATTCACTTACTAAGCTCGATAGTGGTACTATTGGTGCTTGGAGCATGGGCTGTCTTAAGGATATGTCTGCTGAAAAGAACAAATGGCTGAAAGGCAGGCTACATAACTGGAATCATGCATTTGGAATTATAACATGGCACAAAAATGGGAACTTCCAAGTCGAAACAATCGAAATACAGAAAGGTAAATGTTTTGTATGGGGAGACGAGGTAGATGGAAACAGGGGTTAGTCGGGGGGATATAGAGTTGGATCATTACAATGATCATGTGGTCGGGTGTGCTGACCCCGTGTTCCATAGGAAAATTAAGGGAAAGACCCATTATGCCTACAAAAATAAGGCAGATTTGCTAAAAGTCCATAAAAATGCAAGAATTTCAGATGCGGGAACCGCAAAAGAGGGAGATTGGGTGGAAGCCCGTAATGGTGTAATGAGCCAGGTGGTCAAAAAAGGGACAATTGGAAAGAATTCGACCTATATACGCACTCCCCTTGGTCAATTCAGGCCATATAAAGGCAATAACCCTATTTCAGGTGAACCGCACAAGACAGTATACAGTTTTTCTAAGAAATATCCATGGGACGACAGTGATAGGGAAGTGCCCAATGAGATGGAAATTATGTTCGTGAACCTGATTTTTGGTCATGTCCCTAAAGAAGTGGCTTATATGCACCTTTTTAAAACAAACAATGTTGAATATGCCAGAGAAAGGTCTACTTGGCTACTTAAACAGAAAAGGATAAAAAAGATCGTGGATGAAAAATTAGCAGATAAAATGGACAAACTTAACCTGACAGAGGATTTTATACTTGAGGAGATGTTTGAAAGCATCAATTTGGAAAAAGGATCGGTAAAATTCAACTACCTTAAGCTTGCAGCCGAACTGAGAGGCATGATGCCAAAGGAAAAGACCCAGACACTTTCTGTGCTAGGACAGACATTCACTGGATTCACCAAGGAAAGGTTGAAGGAGTTTGAAGAAAGGACAGCCCTCAAAGACAAAAACGATATTGGAACAGGTGACAAATAGTGATTCTAGGGTAGAAAGCAGGGGGGACTCAACTTGGGATGGGAAGATCACCGATAAAACGATTAAGTTTTGTCCTTCGTGCCGTCGTTGTTACGATACTAAATATTATAAGGATGTCGTTGATTCTGGTTCAATTACTTATTATGATGATTTTCCCAGATATGGAAAGGAAAAACTGCCTTGCGGAAACTGTTCGTAAATGTAAACAGTCTGTTCTATCCGAACTATCCAAAGACACAAAGATGGGGCGCAACTGACTATGCCATACAAGAGGGTGGGAAGGTCGGTATATGTGAAAAAAAGCGGAATGTGGCAGCTGATGTCAACAGCGAAGTCCAGAAGGAGAGCAAAAAGAATGATTAATCTATTGAAGGGGGTAAAACATGGTTGGAAGCCGTTTGGAAAAAAATAAATGGGATTACATTATAGGAGCACTAAAGGTAATATTATGCGTTCAGGTTGCGTGGGGACTGAAAGACTCGCCAATGGGACCCCCAATTGTCGTCGTATGTTGCGCTATTGTTGGAGTTATCCTGACAAGGGGCATATATGAAGAAGGCTGACTTCAATATAACGATGCCTCCATCTGTAATGGCTGAAAAGGACGAGGTGCTCCAAAGAGCATATAAAGACCTTATTTTCTTTGGGAAGGCGTTTTTACCGAAAGATTTCTTAAAAAAGAGTAAATCTCCAGAATTTCACTATCAAGTTGCCAAAAAGTTGATATCTACCGCCCCAGGTCAAAGGATCTGTAATATACTTCCCCGTGGGTTTGGCAAGTCAATTTTGGCAAAAGCAGCAATTATGCACAAATTTTGCTTTTCTGGAGAAGATGAGCAGCATTTCTTCGCCTGGGTGTCTGAAGAGCAGGGTCAGTCCATTGATCACATCAAATACATTCGCCAGCACTTTGAAGAGAATAAGATGATCAAGTACTATTTCGGAAACCTTGATGGAGGTAGTATTGGCAAGAGGTGGACAGAAAAAGACCTAGTTACCGCAAAAGGAGACAGGATTATAGCAAAGGGCACCAACCAGAGGCTGAGAGGTCGTGCAGAGGTAGATGTAAGGTACACTGGCATCATTTTAGACGACTTTGAGTCTGAACTGAACACAAAAACACCAGAAAGAAGAGCAGAGATAAAAAAATGGGTGGTTTCGACGGTTTATCCTGCTTTAGAGGAAACTCCAGGTAATGAAGGCTGGATATGGCTTTCTGGGACGATTGTACACTTTGACAGCTTTTTACAGATGATATGCGACGGATATAACAAAGCAGAGAAAAACGATACAAGTTATCCTTGGGACCTGACCTTCATGAGGGCCATAGAGGATGGGGTACCAGCTTGGTCAGACCAGTTTCCACTTGCAAAACTGAAAATGAAGAAAAAAGAGTTTATTGGAGCTGGTCTTGTAAATAAGTTTGCCCAGGAATACATGAACGATGCTAGGGATATCGGATCTGCAGCATTCAAAATAGACCGCATACAGCACCATGCATACGAATATAAGTGTGAAAACAAATTTGGGTATATTGCAGACAAAGACAATGCAATCCCAGTTAATGTCTATATCGGCGTTGACCTAGCCGCAACCGCATCAGCTACATCAGATTATCAGGTTATTCTGGTAATTGCCGTTGATTCAAACAATAATCGGTATGTTTTGGAATATTTCAGAGAAAGGATACCAACTTTCGATGTTCCGATTAAAATTATAGAAATGACAAAGAAATATCATCCAGTTAAGCGAGTGACGATTGAAACGGTGGCTGCACAGGAAATGGTCAGGGATATGGTCACAAGGCTGTCGGCAACCGAAAGAAGGCTGATGCCAGGTGTTTTTAAGGGCGTTAAGCCGCCACCAGGGATAAAAAAGGAAGATCGGCTTGAAACATCGCTTGGCCCAATGATAAACAGTAAAAAATTATATGTTAGAGAAGAAATGACCGAATTAGTGGATGAAGTGTTTGAACATCCGAAACCAAGGCATGATGACCTTCTCGATGCGCTTTATTATGCAGATTACTATGCTAGACCGCCAAAAAGCAAAAAAATGAAAATGGACGATCTTGATGCCGAACTTGAGACTTTGAACAACCGTCCAATCAACAAAGTCTATAACTGGATTACTGGCGCAAAAATTTAATAAATAAGGTTTGGTATTTTCGTTAACCCTTTTAGATTATACGGGTTAATGTAAGAAAAACCCCCAGAAGAAAGCTTGAACTACTGGCTCTGGGGGTTAGCTACAACAATCGGCGGTTTTTCTTTTGAGTGCCCCTTTAGGCCCTTTTTTAGTAAAAACGCACGATAGCCGTTTTTTGAATTTAATGCCAAAAAGTGGATATGCCCAAAGATTTAGTAGGAAATGACATACTATAGAAACTATCAAGATGGCGGCAAGGTGGAGCCAGGCTTTATTAAAAGATGGTTTGCTGATAAGTATAAAGCCTCTTCTGATCAGATTGGCGGCCTTGCAAGCCAAATTGCAACGATAGAGTCTGATAATATGAATGTCCCTCAAATGGAGGGTGGCCCAGGCCGTGGATATTTTCAGTTTGAGACAAAAAAAGGCTCTGGGGCCTTTCAGACAGCCCTACAAAGGGCTAAAAATATTTATAAAGCATCAGGTAAAAGAATCCCTCAGTGGATTTCTGATGCAAAAAAGTCCGATGATGCAACTACATTAAATAGAGAGCAGCAGGAGGAACTACTATTAGCAAACTTTGCAGAAAACCCCAGAGCGAAGAAAGAAATGATAATGGGAGCACTGGAGAGCGGAGATGCAAAAGATTTATGGTTACAAGCACATTGGGCTGGTAAAAAAGAGCAATATGAAGAAAAATCTAAATATTGGGATAAAAAATTTCAAGGAATGGCTGACGGTGGAGAGGTGATAGAACAAAATACAGATACTGTACCTGCAATGCTTACTCCAGGCGAGTTTGTCATCAGAAAAGACGCTGCAGATCAAATTGGCCCAGAAAAACTGAATATGCTGAACAACATAGACAGGCTTAGTAATACAGCGCTGTTAGAGAACGCTAAATCCCCTATGGGATACCAAAAAGGTGGTCTTGTCGGTATGCTCGGAGATTTTATTAGCGGACAAAAAGAAAATTGGGCAAGGGCTAAAACGATGGAAGAGGAAACTGGAGTAAGAAACCCCTTCTTAAAAACTGAAGAAGAACAATTAGCCCAGATGCAAAAAACTGGGAGCGTGCCAAAAGGTGGATGGCTAGAGAAAAAACTTGCCAATCTTTATACTTCTGAAGATGAGATGGGTCAAATGATGGGAGAAGGAGAATACAATATACCACCAGTAGCAGCCCCAGCGGTTTCGACTGAAGCCTCAATACCAGTATCAGAGCCACCATCAGCAAACCCAGAAGTA